GATTATCCACCAGCAACGCCTTAAAGTTTGGGTTCTCATGGGAAGTCAAAAACGGTGCTAACGCAGAAGCGTGGCATATCCGCTACGTCTGTGGAGACAACTTGCCACAAGCCGTCCTAGATGCCATAGCGGCTTTTCCTACACTCGACGTGCGGTGACTTGACATTTGGTCTGGAAGTCGGTCTAATGACTGGCAACCAAGTGCGTCCCGTAATAGCGGGACCCCGACCGCAGGAGGAAACAATGCAACCATCCCTTTTTGACGTTCTCGAAGTTCCAGCCGAGAAACTCAAATACGAAGCCTTCAAAGAAGCAAACCCGTGGGTCATTGAACGACTCACCAAAATGTGTTACGCGCTGTACAACAACGGCCACAACCATTACGGCATTGGCGCACTCGTAGAAGTCCTACGCTTTCAGCACTCAACCACTTACGACCCAAACAGTGAGTTCAAGTTCAACAACAACTATCGCGCCTATCTGGCACGCGAAATCATGCAAAACAACCCAATGCTTGAAGGATTCTTCAGCACCCGCAAATCAGTTGCGGACCTATCAGAGGACTACTAAATGAACCTTAAACGACTTACCTTTTTAGCTTTAGCCACTTACGCAATGCTGGCAGTCTGGGCGATCACAGGCGTTCAGGAATCGTCACCGATGCTTACTATTGCGCCCCGGCAAACAATCACATTGCAGGACCTGACACCCGAACAACTCGAAGACCGCGCCGAAGAACTGACAACGACTACGACCACCACCACGACGCAACCAGTGACAACCCTTGCGCCGTTTGACCCAGACACTAAATGCCAAGAATGGTTCCCTGCAGCGATCTCGGTTGGCTGGCCCAACAACACTGAGACATTGCAAAAACTAGGTCGCCTGCTCTGGAAAGAAACAAGGTGCCTGAACATTACACCGATGTCCAGTGACCCCGAACTGGCAGACCGTTTCAACGGCCACGACCACGGCGTCGCTCAGATCAACGAGATCCATACCAAGTACGTTGAGCAAGTGTTCAATATGCCGTTCGCTGAAGCCATGTCAGACCCAACCCTCAACCTCAGATTTGCCTACTTGCTTTATTCCGATATTGCCGAGGGTGGCGGATGCGGATGGAAACCTTGGCGACTGTGCTAGACCGCTGGTGGGATCACGCGGCGTGTCGAGGCATGGATTTAAACCTGTTCATCTTTGAACCGGGCGAACGGTACTCACGCAAAAAAATTGCTGAAGCAAAAGCCGTTTGCGCGACCTGCATCGTTAGGCCGTCTTGCCTAGCCGAGTCCCTCAAATACTCCACAACTCAACTTGAGTGCTACGGCATTTGGGGGGGTCTCACATGGAAAGAACGACGCCAACTACAATCTGACACAAACCCAGCGACACCGCTGGTGTACCGTGACGGCAAATACCGACAAATCAAGGAGCCCCGACCATGACCAAAGAACTTGCGGAATTGACCGCCATGATCTCCAAAGCCGATATTGCGATGAAAGCATCTATTTGGGAGATTGAACGCCTCAGAGACGACGTGGCAATGCTTAGAAAGGCGCTTTTTGAGTTGGCTTATGTTGCTGAAGAGAACGGCATCTATTTGTCTAACCTGACCAAGTCGACACAAGACGCGATCGTGGCTATGCGTTTGGGCGGTTTTAAATGAACTGTGATCGATGCGAAAAAGAGTTAGGTCATTACGACAACATCCTTCAAAAGATTCTTCACGGCATCTGTTTGGAATGCGGTTATTTAGCAGATTGGGAAGGCTTAGAACACAACGAACGCGTCCGCTGCAACAACCTTTTGAATTACGCAAGAATGACGCCTGAACAGCGCCAAGCCTTTGACCGAAACCTTGGTTCGTAATGGCTGGCAAACCGATCCGCGGAACATGCGCCGGGTGCCAATTATGGATTGAAGGCCCAAACATATTTCACTACTCACCGTCTACATGGGCGGTGTATTGCTTTAAGTGTTACAAACAAGAGCACTATCAGAACCTAATTAAGATCCAACAGGAGGACACCCGGACATGAGTTTTAACCCAGCCGACTACGCATCAGTGCAAGAACGTCTCCCACTGTTTTGGAAAGACTGCCCACGCGGACGCATTGTCACCGAGATCATTGTGGACGACGGCACTCGAATCGTCATGAAAGCATCGTTATATGCCGACATCGCTGACCCAGTACCGACAACGACAGGGTTTGCCGAAGAGGTCCGAGGGTCGTCAATGGTCAACAAAACCAGCGCGTTAGAAAACTGTGAAACTTCGGCCGCTGGACGCGCACTTGCGAACTACCAGTATCAGGGCTCTAACAAACGTGCGTCACTGGAGGAAATGGTCAAGGTGTACCGCCAAGGGCAAGAGCCACAAACAACAACCAACGCACCACAAGCTGCACAACCACGCACCCAAACGCTCGGCTCATCGGGTGAACCGCCGACCGCCAAGCAGTTGGGGATGCTTCGAGCCAAAAACTGGGAGGGTGCAGTCCCTGAAACCAAGCGTGAAGCGTCCGCACTAATTGATCGGCTGATGAACGGTGGTTGAGCATCTACCTCCAGCAGTTGCCAAATGTCCCGATTGTGGCAGCACTGCCAAACGCTGCAAACGACCAAGCGAACACGACGCACACAAATGGCACAACTCACGCGAAAACCTATACGCCTCAATGCACCCTAATTGTGTTGCTTGTCAACAATGGTTAAGCGAGGGCCACAAGTGAGCGCAATATTAGAAGCCGACTTCCAAAAGACCGTTATAACATTGGCTAAATTGCATGGTTGGCGCGTCATGCACACACACCCAGCCCTAGTCCGACCGGGCAAATGGATCACGCCCAACACAGGCAACCAAGGCTTCCCCGACCTAGTCATGACCCACCCTTTTCGAGGCACCATCTTTGTTGAATTAAAAGGTGCCAAAGGTGTTGTCAGTAATTTGCAGTGGGACTGGATCAACGCGCTCGAGGACTCAGGCGAGGAAGTACACGTTTGGCGGCCCAAAGACCTAGAGAAAATCAGCGACCGACTAGCAAGGAAACCAAACGATGACTGAGTTCATGCAACCAATCAACCCGATACGAATTACTACAGGTAGCGACGAATGGTCATTCAAAACCCCAGTGTTTGCGCTCGCCGTACAAGACGACAAAGTCACCTATCTGACAATCAACGGCAACTTCTATCGTCCCGATCAAATCAAGTTTGCCGAAATGAATATCAACGGCCAATGGGTTGCGCTCGAGTCCCATAAGCACCCAACCGTTGACCCTCATTGACCTGACTGATTGAGCGCGTCTAGCGTCCCATCACAACTGACACCATCAGCTCCTAACGAGAGGAGCATTAGCCCTTGCAGGAATCTGACCCCTGCTCTGGGAACACTCGGAAACGAGGGTAGACGCTCACGCATTGTGAGCGATCAGCGTTCCCTAACGCAAAGGCGAATGGTTGTCCACCGAACACAAATAGACAGGCTCCCATGGGCTACTTGCCCTAAATAGTGGGGGACACAAACCACACGCGCAACCCATGACAAACGAGACCAACCGAAGCGGCGCCCTTCCGCTTTGGGCGGTAGTTCCCTTGACCTTGCCCTATGCTCTTGACATGAGCGGCAACCCCATCTACGGAACCAAACAATGGAAACAACTACGGGCCCAAGTCATCCAAGACGAACCCGTATGCCACTGGTGCAGGCGAAAACCTTCCACACAAGCCGACCACGTCATAGAAGTCGACGCCGGCATAGACCCATACGACAGAACCAACATTGTCGGATCATGCGCCAGTTGCAACGCAAGCCGAGGCGCAACATACGTCAACCGTAAAACCGCAGCTCGAATACAAAACCGCAACAACGCCACCAACGGAACAACCAAACCATCCGAAAAAAGAAAAACGGAAACACCGTTTTCTTTTTTAGACAAACAGTCCACCCCGAGCCCCCACTTAGAAATACCCTCAACTAGCCTGAACCAGCAAGAACCAGCCCGAACCAGCGGTGGTTCAGTCATATCTGGCCGTATCGAGCCGAGGTTGGTGACGCCTGTTCCACCCGGTGAAAGTTTTGGTCCTGCCCTAACTGCTTGGGCTAAGCGCGTGCTCAATATTGAGCTCATGGAATGGCAAAAGCGAATCGTAAATGACGCGTTGACTGTGGATGCTGACGGCGACTTTGTGTTTCGTGAGGCTTGTATTAGTACGGCCCGTCAGAACGGCAAGAGTCTTGTGATGCGGGCGGTCGCTGGGTTTATGGCTACCGAGTATGCAGCTGCACGTCGCGAGCCTCAAACGATTGTGATTGTGGCCAACCAAAAACGTCGAAGCATGGCCTTGTTTCGTGACGTTGTCCGCGACCTTGAAAACTTTGATTGCAAGGTTCGTTGGCAAAACGGTGACGAGCGGATCAACTTTCCAGACGGCTCAAGCATCTCGGTTGTCGCGGCGTCAGCTCACGCTCACGGTATGACTGCGTCAGTTCTGCTGGTTGACGAAGTCTGGGACATTGGTCCCGACGTTGTGTTCACGGCTTTACGGCCTTCGCAGATTGCGGTTAAGAATCCGATGATGATGATGTTCTCAACTGCTGGCGACCAAGGTTCAACAGTGTTGTTGCAACTTCGAGAGCAAGGCATCGCGGCGATTGACTCGGGTCAACCCACGGCGCTCTATTTTGCCGAGTGGTCACTTCCGCCTGGTGTGAGTCTTGAAGATCGGTCGCACTGGGGATGGGCAAACCCAGCTCTGGGGACGACGATCACGGCTAAGGCTTTGGAGTTGGCTTACGACTCACCGAACCGTCAAGCGTTCATTCGTGGCCACCTCAATCTGTGGGTGGATTCGACAAACTCTTATTTGCCGATCAACTTATGGAATGATCGCAAATCCGAGCGACCAGCACCAGCAACCCAGTGGCTCACCATTGACTCATCGGTTGACGACTCGCGGTATGTTGGAATCTCAACCGCTTTTGACGACGGACGCGTGATCGTGTCGGTTGCGTTTGTTGTCGAGTCAGCTGCACAAATGTGGGAGGAAGTTGTGCGGATCATGCACGACCAAACCGTGAAACTTGCTGTCACTCCATCGCTAGAAATTCACTGTCCACCAGACCTACGGCGTCGGATGCAAATCGTCGGCTA